TTTTATTATGAAGACCCAGATAATCTTTTCTCCTATCTTCGTAAAGTCTGGAATCGTTACGGAAACGAAATTCTTCTTCCCGATGGCTGGGAAAATATGCAGTTCGTGACCGATATTGTAGCCCGTGGCATTCATTACACTGCTGACTTTTGGCATCCCCTTAGTGATGACCTTGCTAAGATATTTTCCGTTTCTATTCATACCGAAGAACAAAAAATGTCTTATGTTGCAAATATCTTTGGACACCGTATCATTGATATTCTGCTTTATCGTCCTGAGCTTCTCTTCCTCGCTTGTTGTAAGTGGGAACAGTATTATAATGAGCAACTTCCGTTCTCTCCTTTGGCGTTGACACAGGAAGTTTCTCAATTCGCTGAGTCTTCGCGCATTGCTGTTGAGGAGTTCCGCGAAGTTGGTGAAGACCCCTCTCCCTTTAGTGAAGATGGGTTTGATGATATATCTTTATTCTGATGAAAGGATGGTCGCTCTATGAAGGTCACTGTAGTTGGTAAGTCCCACCGCGCTGGCAAGTCTAAAGCAGGCAAAGACTATGATTTTACAACCATCATGGCAGAGTTTGACATGCGTGCAAACGATGATAACTCCGGCGTACAGGTTGATAGAATCAATGTTGAATCTTGGATGATGCCGTATGCGCTCATCGTTGTTGGCGCTATGTACGATCTGGACTTTGACCGCAACGGATATCTCCTCGGAATTGAGGAAGTTTAACTTCCTTTGTTCAAACCCAAATTTCATTTCCTGTGGGAGAGCGGTTCTCCGCTCTCACATGGCGGGTTGGTGTAATGGTAACACACAAGGTTCTGAGCCTTGATTTGGTAGTTCGAATCTATCGCCCGCAACCATTGTTGTGAGTGACTTCCAACAAAAAAATGTTTGCCGTGATAGGGGGTGTGCGAATTGAAGAAAAAGCATGCGTGCTTATTGAAGCGATTTGCCGCCCTTGTTGCGGTTCTTGTTCTTGTTTTTTCGCTTTCTGTTCCTGCTTTTGCTGCATCTGACACTGAAGCGGATATGCCCTCTCTCGATGATTTTTATAGTCATCATGGGTCTTGGTTTGTTTGGCGTAAGCTTATTTGTAACGGTACAGATTGTTTTGAGCTTCTTTGTTCTCCTATTGCTGTTTCTGGCTCATCTTATACATTACCGTATTCTATTTCTTATTCAACAGATTCGTTTGATGTTTCTTATTTGGCTAACGATTCTGGCTTAGCTTATGACTATGCTTGCGCTTTTCCTTATCCTCTTCGCGGTGCTTCTGGTCTTTGGTCTGAACTTCCCTCTTTTCCTATTGGTTTTGGCTTTTCCCCTCAAACTTCTGTTGTTCGCGTTTATTCTACTTCTGCTCAACCTTCTGGTACTTATGGCTTTTTAACTTCTTCTTTTAGCCGTTCAGACCGTATTCTTTCTTTCGGTAATACTGCCGGTTCTTCTTCTGGTTCTTCTACTGATACTTTAGATTCTTTCACTTTTTCTTCTCCCTTTTATTCATATCCTTTTGCTATTCGTGAATCTTCTTCTTCTTCCGCAAGTGGCTATGTTTTACAGGGTGGTGACTCTTCGTTTATTGTTCCTCCTAATGCTTATTCTAACTTGAGAAATATAAATCTCAATTCTAATCGTTATCTTCTGGGAACTCATTCTTTTGTCCCTTATCCGTCCGGATATACTATTCCTTCTTCTGATATCGGTTTTGTTTTTGTGCAAAAGCCTTCTTCTTCCCCTGTTTATTCTGCTTCTGCCTTTGATACTACCGCTTCTTTCGCTTTTTCTCTTCTTGTTCCTGCTTCTCTTTTGCCTGACGTTAAGCTTGGTGGCTGGCTTTCTGATTCTCCAGAGGATTTACAAGATGCCATTACTAACGAATTTGATATTGATTCTGATACTCTTACAAACTCCAAAAATAATTTGAATTCTTGGAATTCTGCTTCCTCTGTTGATTCTGACATTGCCTCCGGTGCTTCTGGTCTTCTTGGCGGTCTTTTTCAGAATTTAGGCACGTTTCTCTTTTCTGTTTCTCTCCTTTGCTTCGGTGCTGTTGTTCTTCGCATGCTCATTCGAAAGGCGGTTGACGGATGACTTTTCTCGACTTTTTTAAATCCGTTTTTGGCCTCTTCGGTTCTGGCGGCGCTCTCGTTATTGCTGTTGTCGTCTTCCTCGTTGGCCTCGGTATTTATAAGTTTGTAAAGGATTGGTTGCCATGGTAGACTTTGTTTCCGCTCTTGGCGTTTTTACCTCGTTTATCGCCAATGTGCTTTCTATTTCCTTTTTTGGCTTCGGTACTTTTGGCGACTTTATTTTGGTTTGTCTACTGCTTTCGCTTGTTGGCTTTGTTCTTCGTGGCCTTTGGGATGGAGGTGATAAATGATGGAAGTTCCTGCTATTATCAAAACTTGGGTTGATTCTGACGGCGTCACCGTCTACACAGTGCAGTATAAAGATGGTAGCACTTGCGATATGACTGTCCAGCAGTATGACTATCTCAAGGCATCCGCGCAGGCTGTCGCCGATATGGACGCTAAAGCCGCTGCTGATTCTTCTTCGGAAGCTGCTCCTGCTCCTGAGGACCCCGCGCAGAATATTAATGAATCTCCAGACCTCCGCGACGGCTTTGTACCGGAGGAAGTTGAATTACCTTTTGAGGGGAGTCTAACCGCTTATGACGACCGCGCAGCAGATACTCCAGCTCTGTATGCTGATCTCCCTAACGTCTCTAATAGTTTCACTTCTATTATGGATTGGTTCGGAGATACGTTTTTTATCGAACGCACAGAGACGGTGCATATTTCCGGCTTTACGTCTGAAAGGTATTCCTATAACAGCTCGACTCAACTTATTCAGCTACCTTATGAGGAAGATGTCACTACCACTTCTCAAGTTCTCAATCCGCAAGCTTGCGTTTCTGCTTTGCTTGTTGTCCTTGTCTTCATTACTACTGTTACTTGGATTAAAAACGCGATTTGGGGGCGCATGAGCTGATGGAAATTCTTCCTTTGCAGTATTGTTTCGGTATTTTTTCTGTCCCCGAAATTGGCTATTTCATTGTTTTCGCTGCTGTTTTCTCTATGTTGGTTCTCCTGCTCCGTCCGTGACAGGTGCCATAAATATTTTTATGAAAGGATGATGACTTCAGGGCGCTACTACTTCTATTCTCGCCACGCTGCTTTCCTTGGTCGGTGAGTTCTTCACCTCGATGATTACTTGGATGGGGCAGCTCATTGATTTTTATGAGTCTCAGCCCATTCTACTTGTCTTCGTGATTCTCACTATCGCGGGCATCGTTCTCCGTATCCTCCGCCGCTGGATTCCTGGACGCTCCTAATGATTTAGAGAAAACGCCGCCGACCATTTTATGGTCGGCGACGTTTTCGCATTTAGAAAGGATTATATGTTATGCTTTATGGTATTCTTATCTTTTGCATTTGTTGGCTTTTTGTTTATATCGATAACTATTGCAAAAACCCCTACAAGCTTGAGGCTGTTGTTGGTTCAAAAGGTTCTGGCAAGTCTCTGTATATGTCTCGTGTTGCTGATAAGTGGCTACGTGCTAATAAGGGGCTTATCTATAGTAATATGGGTATTGGTTATGAGTTAGAGCCGGAATACTGGAAACAGACCTTTATCCCTGATTCCCTTATTCTTATTGATGAAATTGGCGTGCTGCACTCTAACCGTGATTTTAAGACTATGCCTCGTGAAGCTGTCGAATTTTTTAAGATGCAGCGTAAATATCATTTGACGATTATTGTATCATCTCAGACTATGGATTTTGATAAAAAGATTCGTGACCTCTGTGACCGCATATATCTCTGTAACCGCATTGGTTGGTTTTGTCGCCTTACTCCTTATCGCTCTTGCATCGCTATGGAACATCGCCCCGAGGGAGGGCAAGAATTGGTCAACACGGTACGCAAGGCGGGGCGGGCACGGTGGTATACCATCCCCAAATCCGTTAAGCAGGTAAGTGCCTTAGAATACGATACAGAGCAGGTTATCAGCAAAACCCCCTCGAAGTAAAAAAAAAGTTCTCCCCGTGCCCCCGTAGGGGGTCAGGGGAGTTCTTTTTTTTTTTTTTTTTTTTTTTTTTT